GAGTTGAGCTATGGCTATCTCAAGAGCACAACTCTTCAAAGAGTTGCTTCCGGGGCTGAACAAACTGTTCGGACTGGAATACGCCAAGTACGAAAACGAGCATACGATGGTGTTCTCCACGGAGAACTCCGACCGTTCGTTCGAGGAAGAGCAGAAGCTTTCCGGCTTTGGCGCAGCAGGCGTCAAGATGGAAGGCGCGGCGATCAACTACGATCACGCACAGGAAGCGTGGACCGCCCGCTACACCCACGAAACCATCGCCATGGGTTTCGCGATCACCGAAGAGGCCATCGAGGACAACCTTTATGACCAGCTTTCGGCTCGCTACACCAAGGCGCTGGCCAGAAGCATGGCCTACACCAAGCAGGTGAAGGCAGCGGCTATCCTCAACAACGCCTTCAACACCGGCTTTGCTGGTGGCGACGGCAAGCCGCTGATTGCAGCCGACCATCCGCTCATCGCGGGCGGCGTCAACAGCAACAAGGCGCTGGTGGACACCGACCTCAACGAGACGGCATTGGAAAACGCGGTGATCGACATCGCCGCATGGACCGATGAACGTGGCCTGCTGATTGCGGCACGCCCGCGCAAGCTGATCATCGCCCCGGCGAACCAGTTTGTCGCCACCCGCATCCTGCAAACCGAGCAACGGGTCGGAACGTCGGACAATGACATCAACGCGCTGAAGTCCAACGGGGCGATCCCCGAAGGTTACGGCGTGATGCATTACCTGACCGACCCCGACGCTTGGTTCCTGACCACCGACATCCCGAATGGCCTCAAGCATTTTGTCAGAGCGCCACTGAAGACCGGGATGGACACGGACTTCGATACAGGCAACTATCGTTACAAGAGCCGTGAACGCTATAGCTTCGGCTGGAGCGATCCTCTCGGCATCTACGGAACGCCGGGTGCTTGATACGGCTCCGAGGCCGGGGGAAACCCCGGCCTTTTTCCTAGCTCCCCCACACACGCAGACTGGCTAGGCAGACGCACAAGAGACGGCGTGTGAAATCCTTCTTGTGAAAGGTACTTCAAATGGCCGCTACCAATTTCTCAGGCCCCGTCATTTCGGCGGGTGGCTTCCAATCTCCTGTCGCCTTGGGCGCAGCTTCGACCGTGCCGGTCACGGCAGGCGGCGCGACCGTCCCCGCCCTCACCATCGGCAACGTTGCCAACTTCGGCATCTTCTTCGGATCAGGACCGCCCACCATCTCGGCGGCGCAGGGATCGCTGTATCTCTGCACCAACGGTTCCAGCGCCACCACCCGTGCCTACATCAACACCAACGGCACGACCGGCTGGACCTCCGTCACGACGGCTACGTAAGGGAGGCTTCCATGGCATTCAGTGCTGCCGAAGCGGCCCCGGCCAAGTCGTGGCGTGTCATCACGCCGTCCGATACCGTCAACATGGCGGCTGGGTGCCGTGGCATCTACGTAGGCGGGGCTGGCAATGTCACGCTGATCGGTGAGGACAACGTGACCCCCATCACCTTCACGGCGGTTCCTGTCGGCACCTTCATGCCGTGCGGGGCCAGACGGGTGATGGCCACCAACACCACGGCAACCCTGCTCGTCGCGTTGTTCTGATGCCCGGTCTTGGTCCTCGCATCTGGCAACCCCAGTACAGGGCAGGCGGTACTGAGAGCAGCATCAACACTGCCCCCATTACGTACATCGTCCCGGAGCCGGATAAGCTCGACCAGACCCGGCTCCCCCTCCCCATCATCGCCAGCAACATCGCCTGCCGCATCTTTGGCCGTAACAACACCAACAACCCTGTCGCCATCACGGTGAAGTGGGACGGCAAGCCGATGAACCAGACCATCTTCTACGGCAAGCCCTTGGCGGGCGAGCCGTTCGCCGGGATATGGACGCTGTTCAACCAGACCGTTTCGACCGATGCCCGACTGGAGATCACCTGCGGTCGGGACAGGGCAGGGTGCGCCGCCATCCGTGCAGGCTCCTTGGGTGGCGCTCCTGTTCTGGTCAGCACCGATTACGAAGACGGGTTGACCATGAACTTCCCGGCTGGGGCTGGAAACTTCGTGTTCGCGATAGGCGGCTGTCTCAACAAATCAGGCGCTCCGATCACCTGCGCCCAGCTTGACGATCAGTGGAACCCTGAAATCCCCTCGTCCAGCGGCCACGCCCCCGGCGCTGCCGCCTATTTCGGCTTCACGAACACGCCACCGATGGATGGCAATATCGTACTGACACCAGTCGCGCCGAACACCGGCATCATCGTTGCGTCGGAATGGACCGGCGTTCTGTAGGAGTAAGCTCATGCCGCTGAAGAAGGGTAAGTCCAAGAAGACCATCAGCAAGAACATCTCCGAGATGCGCCACGCTGGCTATCCGCAGAAGCAGGCGGTCGCCGCCTCGCTGTCGCAGGCCCGCCGCTTTCCCAAGAAGGGTAAGAAGTGACCACTTCCGGCACCACCACCTTCGGTCCCGACATCCTCGATCTGATCGAGGAAGCCTATGAAATGGTGGGGATCGAGGTGCGTGGTGGCTATGACCTCAAGACGGCCCGCCGCTCCTTCGACATGCTGCTGCGCGAATGGGGCAATCGTGGCCTCAACATGTGGACGCTCAAGCTGTTCGAAGTGCCGGTTGTCGCCTCTGGCTCCAGCCTTGTCATCACGCTGCCGGTCGGGACCATCGATGTCCTCGATGCGGCATGGCGGACCGGCACCGGCATCAGCCAGAGCGACCAGTCATTGACCCGGTTGGGTGGATCGCAGTGGGCAACAATAGCCAACAAGAATGAGCCGGGTACGCCGTCACAGTTCTATGTGCATCGTGTGGCACCGCCGATCATCAGGGTATGGCCGACGCCCACGGAGAATGGCACCCTCATGTGCTGGGGGCTTCGGACCATCGAGGATGCCGGTGTCTATACAAATACCGCTGACATCCCGCCTCGCTTCCTTCCGGCACTGGTCACCGGGCTGGCCTACTACCTCGCCCTGAAATCGCCCAATGCGACGGATCGCGTGCAGATGCTTCAGGCCGAATACGAGCGGCAATGGACGCTGGCGGCGGAAGAGGACCGGGACAGGTCGTCCTTCTTCATGGTCCCTGACCTGAGTACCTACAACAGATGAAACCCGTTCCCGGCATATGCGACCGCTGCGGCCTGCGCTTCAAGCTGTCCTCCCTGAGAGATGAATATCTCTTGGGTCGTGCGACCGGGATGAAGGTCTGCAAGTCCTGTTACGACGAGAGCCATCCACAACTTGAAACCCGCAACGTCAAGACCAACGACAAGCAGTTCGTCAAAGGCTCACGCTCCGACAGGGCCGAGCTTGAGGAGAGCCGCAAGATGATGGGCTGGAACCCGGTGGGCATGGTGACCACAAGCACGATGATCATTTCCGTTGGCAGGGCATGGGTGAGGCTATGAACTGGGGTGAGATCAAGACCGTTGTCCGGCAGTATCTGGAGAATGAGGAGGTGACCTTCCAAGCCAACCTCCCGCTCTATGCGCGGCTGGCCGAAGAGGACATCTACCGCAAGGTCCAGCTTCCTGTTTCACGTGAAACAGCGACCACCAATTTCAACGCCACCGACCCCTTGTTGTCTCTCCCAACGGACAGCATGTCCGTCTACTCGCTGGCGGTGACCACGCCTGAGTTCACCTACCTGTCGATGAAGGACGAGGCGTTCCTGCGTGAAGCCTACCCGGACCCCACTCAGGTAGGCGTGCCGCGTTTCTTCGCGGTCCGCGACGAGGCCAACCTGCTGGTCGCCCCGACGCCGGGATCGAACTACAGCGTGCAGATGCACTACTTCAAGAAGCCGGTGTCCATTGGCCTCAACGACAATGCGCTCAACGAGAACTGGCTGTCGAAGAATGCCGAGAACGCCCTGATCTTCGGCATCATCATGCACGGCTACATCTACGAAAAGGGCGATCAGGACGTGATCGCCTCCTACAAGGCGCAGTTCGAAACGGCGCTTGGCGACCTCAAGCAGATTGTCGAGGGACGCCAGAAGAAAGACACCTACCGCAATCCCGATCAGAGGCTCCCGGCATGAACGAAGTCTCCATGGGCGTCGGCCTGTATTACGTCGAGACGACCCAGAATGGCGGTCACCCGCCTGAGTTCTACGCCGAGACGGTCACCGACAAGATCATCGGCATTTCCTACAACGCCTCCCCCGAGATCAGGCTTCAGGCCGAGGCGTTCCGCGAGAAGATGAAGTCGCTGATCCTCGCTGGCATCCGTCAGGCGATCCTCTCCAACCACACCACAGTCATCTACCAGCTACAGAAAGCCGGGATGAACGAGGCGGCTGTCCTCATCCACGAACTGCGCAACGCGAAAGGAAAGTAGAATGGTCCCGACACAGGCAGTCTGCACCAGCTTCAAGGTTGACTTGCTGGCAGGCAGGCACAATTTCACCACCTCGACCGGCAACGTGTTCAAGCTTGCGCTGGTCACCAACACCTCGACCATCAGCGGTGCCACCACATCCTACGGCACCATCAATTCCGAGGTGGCGACCGGCGGCGGCTACACCCAGCCCGGTCTTGCCCTGACCATCGATACCGCCAGCCCGACCTCTTCAGGCACCACGGCTTGGGCGGATTTCGTCAACGCCACGTGGACCACCAGCACCATCACCGCACGCGGCGCACTGCTCTACAACGACACGCCGACAACGCCAGTGGCCGATCCGGCTGTGCTGGTCCTCGACTTCGGTTCTGACAAGTCCAGTTCGGCGGGCGATTTTACCGTGGTTTTCCCGGCTGCTGACAGCTCCAACGCGATTATCCGCATCGCCTGATCTCAGGGAAGCCCGATGGCGTGGTCAATCGTCGGCGTCGGGACGGTCGTTGAAACTGCCACCACAACACTGACGCTGACGGAACCGGCTGGGGTCGCCAGCGGCGATCTGCTGGTTGCGTGCATAGCGGGCCGTGGTTACACGGCTGGAACTGGCTGGTGCGGGGTTGCGTCCGGCTGGACATCCGTCAACAGCGTCGGCAACGCCAACACCGCGACCAACACGTCTGCGCTCGCGAATGGCCGTATGGCCTTCATCGTGCGCGGTGGGTCTGCTCCATCCTATGCCTTCACCCTGACCGGCACGGCAAGCGTGGCGATGGGGCGGGTCGTCGCCTATCGGGCCACGGCTGGCAGCACCATTAGCCTCACTGCCAATACCGCCGCTACGACGCCGACCAATTCGACAGCGCTCAATATCGCTACGGCGGTCACGACGACATCGCCCAATGAGTTGATTGTCGCGATGGCCGCTGGTGGGCAGGAGGCCACATGGACATCCTTCGTCGCCAGCAATCCCAGTGGGGCCAGCGGCGTAACCAACACGACGAGCGCCCCATCGACCACGACATGGTTTGAGCGGGCCGACACCAACACAGTAACCGGCGCGGACACCTCGCTGGGCATCTTCGATGCGGTACAGGCGACGGCGCGGGATGCTGGCGGATACGCCGGAACGGCGTCGCTTGGCGCGGGGCATGTCGTCATCTCCGGAGCATTTCGGGAAACGCCGCTTCTTCTAACTGCCGATAACGCGATATCCCCGTATCTCAACAGCACCACGATAATAACCGTTGGGTCTGGCGACACGGTAACCGGCATCCCGTTCGGGACTGCGGCTTCTGATCGTGTGGTGTCGCTGTTCGTGGTCTTCACTTCCTCCGTCACGACCGCGACATTGGGCGGCATCAGTGCGACCGTCACCACTCTTACCGGCAACCAACGCCTGATCACGGCGGCGATCCCCACCGGCACGTCGGGAACGCTTGTCGCAACGTCGGGCCACGCCGGTCCCATCTCTGTCTACACCAGCTATTCGCTATACCCGACAGCCGGGAAGACCTTAAGCACGACGCCGTTCCCCGTCGCAGGCACCTCGACCGCCCTGTCCATCCCCTATGCGTTCGCGGCGGGGACACAGTGCATTGCCGGATCAGCATCGGTCACCGGGGACCGTCGCCTGACCGGGTTGACCAATTCAACGCCCGCCTTTTTCACGGACATCGTTGACTACGATCTCTTCAATTCAAATGTGTGGGGTAGTCTGAAGCTGGTCAGCGATGTCGGGGCCAGCGTCCTGAACGTCACCTGTTCGAACGTGAGCGCGGCCTATCTCTTTTATGCCTTTACTGAAATCACCAACGTCACGGTCAACGTCACGACCAACGTCGTCGCGGCCACTG